CGAGGTGGAATCTGAAAGAAGCTGGCGGCAAACATCTGACCTAACGTACAGAAACTTCATATAAGGCATTTGACCATGGATGAGATTGCAAGACAAATCAAAGTCCCATAGCTATTCGGAATGGTTGGTGTAAATGAAGTGGGTATAAGATGGAAAGAATAAGCCCTTATCCGAGGAGGTCTCACGGACGCATGGGTGAAGATGAATCATTCGATGTACCATGACGGAGTAAAGCTTGCCGTGAGAAGTCAGCAGAGGTCATAGTACCCAAGGCACGTGTGCTTATAGGGAAGGACTGAATCGTGCAGTGCAATAGTAAATGAATGTTACCTTGTGAGACACCTCATCAGATGTCCGAAAGGAACTCTCTATCCAAGACGATAGGACGGAATCCGACAATAGGATAGAAGTGATGCTACTCATAGGGATAGCTGAAAACAACTTGCCACACATCGCAAGATGAGAAAGCACGAAACCGCCGTATGCGGAACCGCACGTACGGTGGTGTGGGAGGTCGGTAAATGTGAAAATAGGAGGCAAATGCCTTTTATGATTAGCATTTACCTCCTACCCGATTATCTATATGGTTTACTCCCCATACTTTTTAGCTATCTTCTTTCTTTATCAAACAGAAAGCTATTTTTGTCTATAAGTTACGCCACTAGGGGTAAACGTAGCTGTGACTGCTGCGCTTAATAAAGCATTATTATAAGTTAAATTTTCACCTTTAATAGTCAAAGTTCCAGAAGTGCGACCAGCATCATGCATACTCTGGCATAAACTCTCAACATTTCCATAACATAATCTACCTAAGTCCATATTTCCCAGATTAATACAATTTGCAAAATTAGCAATATCACCTTGCAATTCTGATTCAGATGCAATAATACCACTTAACCTGCTGCTACCTGTAAATAAAGATGTTGAAAGCGTTGAGTTGTCACAAGAATTAATATTTACAGAATTTACTTTTTTGAAGTCTAACTTTTTAAAGTCACCTATAACTTTAATGGCATTGCAGAATAAATATAAAATATTAGAATACTTAAAGTCTTCAATATCAATAGTCTTGTTATATATCTTGCCCCAACCAGAACTGAGTCCAAGAACAGTTAGACCATACTTGTTTCCTACAAAAATCTCATAGTTCCCATTACTTACATAAATTGGAGTTTGGTCATTTTTTTTGATAACTATTTCTTTTCCAAGATTCTGTTCCAAAGCCGAATCAGTGAAGTACCCATCCCCAACAATGTGAAGTTTTGTATCTTCATCGAAAGCAAAATACATTTTTTGTGTGTCAGATGTTGGAGTATTCAATCTAGAAATACCTATTCTAAACTCTCCTATTTTTAGAAGGTTTCCATCTACACTACCTTTAAGTTTTGTTACTAAACATTTTCCCATAATTATAATTATTTTAAATTAAACGTATTTACCCTATAAGGAGTCTGTGTTCCACTATAGAACTCTAATAGTTTCTTAGCATTCTTATATGTGTTACCAACATGTTCTGTTACTTCTGTTGTGTAGTCATAAAGACCAGCCATAGGCTTTCTTGCATAATCAACAAACAGAACTCCTTCATTAAACATAATTGCAGAACTCATAATATCAGAATAATACCCTTCGATATAATAGCATTTATACTCTACGATTTTTTTATTTGCAAAATCTATTGCCATTTGAACAATTCTTGAATTCACGTTCTTATCTGTACCATTCCCACCATTTCTTGGGTTTATACTCCATTTTGTGTTATTGTCGAATAAAGTGTAGACAGGATAAGAAATACCATTGATTTCTTTATTACCCCATCTCTTGACATCATGACAGAGAAACCACTGGCATTCATCAGGAGTCTTTATTCTGCTTTCTATATCATAGTTCTTAGCAGAATGCAAACCTCCTACTTGATATAATATATTACCAAAAGTTACTGCACCATCATTAGATACCTTTCTCTCAAGAATATAAAATGACATGTTGTGACGAGCATTCAATATAATCTTAGTTTGGTCATCACCGTCAAATCGCATGGTATTTAAGTGGGTTCCTTGCTCAAAACTGAACATATATATATCGTCAGTTATGATTTTATCATTCAACAATCGTGAAGCAATGACTTTCCCATTCTTGTATTCATAGATACATGGCAATAACAAGGTAACTGTTTTTCCATCCTTTTCACATTCAACATGAGTATTTTTAAAGACAATATAATGAAAATCATCTATATATATAAAGTCATGCTGGTCTATGTCTTGTATAAGACAATCTATCAGTTTCCAATCATCATCATATACGTATAAACCTCGCTTGTTACCCACTGAAATTAAGACTACATATCTACCTTCGTTTGCAGAATTATAGTGATGCTCTATGTTTGAGTTCATTGCCAAAGGAGAAAAATCCTTGTAACTAGTAAGTCCAGTTCCTTTAAAAACTGTTGCATAAGACCCTATAGCACAAACAAATCTGTCAAATGGAATAGATTCACTATCACTTAAATTGTTTATCAAAGAGTATGTAAGATTTGAAGGTATGTCACCTGCAAATACAATATCTTTATCTACAGGCTTCGCATACAATTCTCCATTATTGTTAACTGCAATTTCGTACATGCTACCATTTGGGGAAGAGATAAACTTTGTTTCCTTTGTAAAATTAGCAGCACTAAGTTTCATGTTAGGAATCCGTAATTTGCCATCTTGGTCACTTTTTTTGACAGCATATTTTCCTCTCATAATAGCAAGTTCTGTATCCGTAGACATACAAACACATCTCACATAATAAGCCCAATCCCATCCATTTGGAATTTGAAATGTATTTCCAGGCAATGAACCATCTGCTTGGTAAAGTCTTTGTGCATTATTATCATTTTTATCAGAAACCACAATAATTGCCGTAGCTATACCTGTTCGAGTAAAATAATCGCCAGCGGAGCATCTTATAGGATTACAGAACACTCCACCAATAGATTCATTTGGAGAAATGAAAGTCTGCTTCCCGTCTGCTGTTGTGTATCTTTTCGTATACCCAGTATAAAGATTTTCCTTCCCGAAGTCTTCTACGCCATTGATGTTTGATAACTGGATTTTTTCTATGGATTCATTTATTACATTTTCTATAGAACTACCTGATATTTTCAAAGATTGTACATCTAGGCTTTTTTCATATCTAGTTCCATTAGATTTGCGATATCCTAGTACCTTACCTTCTGCATCAATAGTCATCTCTATTCTATTCTCAAGGTCTTCAATATGTTCAAACTCTGTCGGAATAGTCTCAGATTTTACCTTATAGAGATAATGGCTACCATCAGAAGCAATATATCCAATCACCTTACCTTCAGCATCAGTCTCTGCTGAAAGATATTCATCATTGACTATTGTAGAAAGATGGGCTGTACGCTCTTTGATGTCTGATATATCAATAATGGCATCTGAAATAAAAGTACTAATATCAATACCACCAACAATCATGTGACCATCATCAGCACGGAAACCACCAAGAACCTTGTTCTCTGTATCAATGATAACATAAAGCCATTCCTCATTGGTTATTACAGAGTACATTTCATGGTTAGGGAAATATGGCTTTCCATCATACTTGATTCCTGCAAGGATTCTGTTTTCTGCATCTACTACTGCAATGATATACTCATCATTAGAAATATAGAAGAAGCTGTCAGCAACATCAAGGTTTATCAATCCCTTACCATCTTCTTTTGGCTGGAAGGTTTTGAGAGCTTCTTTAATAGCCTTAATATCATCAAGCCACTGAGCCTTGGCTGCCCAACAAGTGCCATCTTGCTGAATACCAAGAAGAGGATGATTTGCAGTGTCAAGAATAACCCAAAGGAACTCCTCACTATGAGATATGTGATACATATCATTTTGAGGATAGTATGGCTTGCCAGTTGCTCTGTAGATACCAAAGAGAACCTTATCCTCAGAATCTACTACTCCTATGATAAACTCCTCATTTTCGATTACTCTAAAGCACTCCTTTACTTCATCTTCAATTAGAGACTTGCCTTCTTCTTTATCTACCTTTGTGTCTTGAAGATTCTTGATGTCTTCTCCTAACTTGGTGCTGATATTATTGAGATTTGCAAGGATGCTTGTCAGAGTCTGAGTATTATCAATACTAGCAAAGAAGTTCTTCAACTCCTTCAATGTGTCAATAGCACTTGTAGTATCATCATCACCCAAGATAGTGGTAATCTTATCAGCCAATAGATTTACTTGTGACTGCAATCTGTCCTCTACTGCACTTGTCTTACCAAATACTGGAGTACCATCCCACTGAAAACCGAAGAGAAGTTTGTCTTCTGCATCCACCTTGGCAAAGATGAACTCTTCATTCTGAATGTAGCGGAAAGGAGTTTCTACTACCGCTTCTTCCTCATCCTTGATAGCTGTTTTGTCTACAACCTCATCCACTGCACTTTGGATATTGATTGCGGTAAGTTTTGACTTCTCATTATTATAAGTAACAGCACTAGCCTGACTTGCACCACCAGTAGCAGCAATATCCTTGATGGTTTCTTCCATCTGAGTACTGCGAGTCTGCAATAATGAAATGTCTTCATCGTTGGCGGTGATTTGCTGCTGCTTATCATCTAGCTGTCTCTGATGTTTTTTCAGTGTATCATCTACGTTCTGAATGGTTTCTACCAAATTCTCAGGAAGACCAGTAGCTGCATTAATAGTCTGGCGAAGCTCTGGGTCTAACTTCTCTACACCGATGGTGTTGTCTTTCAACTTGTCTTTGGTGATGGAGTTCTCTGCCAACTTCTCGTTGGTGATACTTCCATCCTCCAGTTTCTCGTTGCTGACAGAACCATCTTGGAGGTTGGAGTTACCAACAGAATCAGCAGCCATCTTTTCGTTGGTGATAGCACCATCCTTGATTTGCTGAGTTGTTAACTCATCAGTGACGTTGACCTTCTTGTCGAGTGATTCCTTGACGGATTCTCCCGATTCCTCGTCTTTGACGTACTTTGAATATGTCAGAGTCTGGTCTTTGCGCCCACTTACAAGGATGCTGTTGTATTTTTTCTTTTCTGCCATATTATTCTTTTAATTTAATTTGATATTCGTTATCGTCACCAGCTACAAGTTCGTCTGACCAATAGTAGTAGAGGTCACCTAGCTTTGTGGTGTTCATGGATGCCTCGAAGCCGCATTGGTTGAAGATGAGCGGCTGGCGGCTTGCAAACCAGATGTATGGTTTCTCTTCCGTTGTTGTGATGGTAAGAGTCTGACCGACAAGAGTGCCTTCGTACATTGTGAGGTCTTCCATATTCAACTCGCTCATATTCTTGGCTGACGATGCACCATAATAGCTTGCCTTGACGGTTCCACTTGCTGTGATGGTAACATAGCCTGATACGGCTGGGATGAAGACCTTGTGTGTGTTGCTGTTGTAATACTCAGCAGTAACGTCCTTTCCGTCCATGATAACCTTTACCTGACCGATGCTGAAACCTTCTATAGGCATGAACTGAGCTTCCAGTTTCTTTCCGTTGCTGATAGTTCCGTTAATCACGAAGTTCTCCTGACTCTCCACCATTTGGGTTTCACCATTGATGGTGTAGCTGAATTTGGCGTTATCAACGATGAAAGAAATAGGGCAAGTAGACTGATTCTCGGTCACGATGTAGTAGCGGAGGTTGAATAAGCCAGTATGTTCTCCTTCCGTGATGCCGATAGGAACATTACTCATAGAGTTGTGTTCTACGATTCTCAGAAGGTTCCGTTCTATACTGACCATTTCGCTGCCCTCATACTTCCATGATACCCTGACGTTATAGTTTCCGTAATCAAGGGTGGAAGGAATGTCGCATATCAGTACGTTGCCTTGGATTCCTGCTACTTGAACTGGAACAGAAATTGTATTGCAGAAACAGCCTGACAACTCTACTCTGATGTCGGTAGCCAGATTCATATCAAAGTCAACGAGTCGCTGGAACTCTTTCGATACGTCCATCTTCCGCACCAAGATGTGGAGTTTGAAACTATTTCCTTGTACTATTTTATAAATCATATTTGGTACACATTATTAATAATAGGCAAAGATAGGCAGAATTTTCTCCACCTATCTTTTATCCGTTTATTTATGGCAGAAAAATTTTAGATTAAGCCCTTCCATCTGAGAAATTTGCGCTTGCGGCTGCGCTTTCCCTTCTCACTCTTGCAGTTGGTATGGTAGACACAATCCTTGAAGAGGTCTCTGACCTTTATGTCGTTGTCTACCAGTTTGGTTTTCTTGAATGCCTCGAAGAGTGAGCGGTTCATAATCATGAGGTTGCCCTTCTGCGTAGGAAGGACGTAGAAGATTTCACCATGGTTCTTCTTGGATGCGTAGTCTGCCTTAGCCGTAGCTTGGCGGTACATGATTTCGCACTTGATGCGCTTGAAAATCTTTGTTACTTTCATAATCGTAATTATTATTGTTTGAAACTATATGATGGTTGCTGCCGAAACAGAAACCTTTCTTCTCATTACTCTTGCCTGATTCTGTATCATCTTAGGCATTTCCATTTCATTGAAACAGATGTGGAGTCCGATGGCTCTGGTCATGAGCAAATCATCGTGCTTTCCGTCGATGGCTCCGTATGCTCCGTTCTTCTTACGCTCGTAGGTAAGGAACTCGTTCAGGCATCGCTGGTCTCGCTCAACGTATAGATGTTCTCTGACTACCTGAACCAATACAGAGATAACCATCGGCTTGGTTGCCACATTGGTATGGAATCCGTACTTACGTGGAAGACCTTCCTTGATGTCTGCTTCGCTCTGCTTGCGAGCATAAAGATTATCGTACTCATCCTTGATTTGATTCAGGATGAACTCAGACTGGTCACCACCTTCCAAGATGTGCTCCTTGTCTTTCGTCTCCAAGGTGTTGGATTCAATCACCAGCAGGGCATTGTCGTAGTACTTGGCTATCTGGGCTGCCTTCCATGCCAGCAAGTCCATATCTATGTGTCCGTACCATTGGGCTACCACGTATGGTTTGCCGCCTTCCATCATCCAATATCGGTCGAAGACACAGATAACAGACCAGTCAGCCTTGCTACCTCTACCACCAATATCCACAACAACCAGATAGCGGTTGGTTACCTTGCAATCGTCAAAATATTCAGGCTTACTCCATATCCACAACTGCCCAGTCTTGTCTTCTGAAAACCGTACATTCTGTAGGCACTTCTTACCCTTGTAACCATCGCCATAAACATCACCGATGAACTTAGGTGCTCGGCAACCTTTCTTGAACTGGTCAACCTTCTCTTCTGCAAATACCTTGGCTCCTGAGTGTTTGAAGGCCTCTACTGGGTCAGAAGGGAATCCACTAGCCATATCTCCGTGGTCTGTGAACTTCTTGCGCTCCACGATATACCAGTTGAGTGCTTCCAAAGGTGCTCCCATCTGCCACAACTTCCAAAGATAAGTTACTGGCTCCTCACGATTCGACATCGTGTTGGTGTTGTTTCTGTTTTCGTATAGCCATTTTGCGAACTCCTCTTTCTGTTTCTTGTTCTCGAAGTCAAGATGGTAGAGGTCGTAAATCTCAAACCAAGGGACGAAGAACGGCTCAAATACAGATTCACCTTTCTCTGCTGCCAGCCACTCCTGATGGAAGAAGTTTCCAGTACCATTGGCGGTTGATTCATATACTATCATGGTGTATGGTCTGTAGAGTACACCATTTGTTGCATTCTGAACAACTTCCTCTGGAGACTTACCTTCTGTTTTCTCCCACAACCCAACTTCTGAGCAATGAATGAGCGTGTAATCTTCACCATTTACAGATGTAGGTTTTTGCATGGAACCCACCTTGATTTTGCAAAATCGCTGAGGAACCTTCTTCACGTTACCTGATGAACCGAAACCTACAAACTTAGGCTCGTTCTCTGAATAAGCTTCTCCCATTTCATGAAGGAACTTTACTGGGAACATCTTCAATGCCTCATCGAACATACCTCGGATGGTTTCTGCTGTGTCCTTCACCTGAGCGATAATCAGCGAGTTGAGACCTTTCTGCCACATGAGCTGTAACCAAAGGAAGTACATCTGGATAACCGTAGAACCTCCCCATTGTCTTGCTTTCAGCAGGATGAGACGGATAGGGCGATTCTTCTTTCTGCGCTCTTCCAACCATCTGAGCAATCTTCTTTGTGGTCTTCTTAGTTTGAATAAGAAAGGAACACCACTACTTTTTGGTTTTATATAGATGAATGCAGCAAAGAAGAAGAAAGGGTCGTGTTTCATTCTGATGCGAGTGAATTGCTCCACCAGTTGCTCCATTTCTTCCTCTAGGTTGTACGGCTCGTCTATATCCTTGTGCAGTTCATTGATTACATCCTTGCAGCTACCAAACTCGATGAGCATCTTGACGAGCGGAATCTTCTTCATGGAAACTGGAAGCTGCTGTCTCTGAATCGGGAAATCAGGAAGGAAGAGCAGGAATCGCTTATCTCCACAACCTTCACCCTTGATGGGATTGAATGGTGTGTTGATTTCCTTGATGCGTTTCTCGTTCTCTTTCAGGATGCCCAATACATGTTTGTCTACAGCATCAGTCAGTTTGGCGGTTACTTGTCTTGGCATAGCGGTGCATTTAAATATCCCCACAACAGACCAAGTACATAGCAATAGATGTGGACTCCAACTGCCATGCAAGGGAAGAAGATTCCAACACAGATATATAGGAGAATGGTGAGATTGTATCTTACCTTATTCTCCACGTAAGGGGCGATAAAGCCCATGTAAGCATAGATAAAGCCGCTTAGACCGATGATTGGTAGGGATGAGGTGAAGGGATAGCTGATGGCTATAAGATAGAATGCCACCAAGTGACCGATGCCACAAGGGATGGCTCGGTAGCATTGATGGAAAACATAAAGGTTGATGGCAGCATGAAAGATGTTCTGATGAAAGAAAGGGTAGCTTAGTCGGTTCTGAATAGAACAATCGTCAAAGAGACCCATGCCATCATATCCAAGAAAAGTGATACACATTATTATAATGTACCCAGCATAAAGCGCAATCTTCTCTTTCGTCTCTCGTAGCATCTTTGCTTCTCCTCCTTTCTCACCCTGCTAAGAATTACGTGTATGCTTTGAGGAGTCAAATAGAAACTGGGTGCTTTTTCAGCACATACACGTTTGATAATATCCATATTACTGAGATATGGCTCATTACTCTTATGAATCTGGAATCGTCTGAAAATCTCCTGATACATTTCCTTTCGGGTAGGAATCATGTTATCAAGAGGTTTTCCTTTCAGTAAGTCTAATATGACTATATAAGCACGGTCTTCTGAAACCCAAAATCTTCTGCTCGGAGATTGGGCTAGCTTTTCCTCAATCTCTGAGAGTCTGATATTGTCTCTTACATTAATAATTTCTTTGTAAGCCCTCAATAAATCAGCATCACGTTCCTCTATAAAATAGCATCGTGAATCCTTATATTTCATATCTGACCCTGCAAATATACAAAAAAGTATTGAATTAGTCGCATCCGATTAGACTAAATTAACGGATAAAAGATGAAAATCGGAAAAAAGCATTAATTTTGGGCATTGATTTATAAATATACACATATATATATGGACGAAAATACAAATATTGAGCAGAATGCTGGTGCTGCAAAACAGCAAGATATCAAGACCAAGAGAGACTTGGCTTTGGAGAGATTGAAGACCCGCCATCCTGATACGGAGTATGCGGATGATGAGTCTATCTATGGAGCCATCAACGATGATTATGATGCCGACCAGAAGGCTTTGCAGGGGTATAAGGATAACGAAAAGGCGATGGGCGATTGGCTGGGTAGTGACCCTGAGGCGGCTACCTTCCTTCAAGCGATGAAGGCTGGCAAGAGTCCTTACGCTGAGTTGATTCGTACACATGGCGAGGATGCCATTGACTACTATTCAGACCCTGATAATGCGGATGAGATTGCATCGGCTCAGTCGGAGTTCTTGCAGAATGCTGCCAACGGCAAGAAATTGCAGGAGGAGTATGACAAGAATATGCCTTCCAGCTATGAGGTATTCGACAAGTTGGAAGAGAAGTATGGCGAGGAAGCTGTGAATGATGCAATTGACCAGTGCTTTCGTACTATGCGCAATGTGGTGACTGGCAAGTTTACAGAGGAAATGATTACTGCTTTCATCAAGGCTAAGAACCATGATACTGATGTGGCTGATGCTGCCCATGAAGGTGAGGTTCGTGGCAAGAACAGCAAGCACGTCAAGAACCTTGAACTGAGAAAGAAGGGTGATGGTACTGCCGACCTTGATTCTGCCAATGCGGAGACCAAGCCTACGGATAATCAGCCTGACCTTGGTGCTGTTGGTAGAATATCACGTAGGGGTAATATCTGGCAGCGTGGCAACGAGAAGAGAACACACATTCGATAATGAGAAAAGGTAAAAAGATAATATATAATGTTTAATTAATTTAGGATAACAATGAAGAAAAGTACATTTAATCGGCTGCTTTCCGTCTTCCTGATGGTTATGGCAGTTATTTTTGGAGTGAATGGTCAGGTTATCATGGCTGAGGCGGCTCTGCCTGATGGCGGTACTACCGAGAGTGGTCATGCTGCGGAAGCTGGTGGTGCTACTGCTGCCGATGATGCTGGCAATGGTGGTGCGGCTCGTCAGGATTATGGTATCGCTACTGAGGGAAAAGGTCGTGAGCACTTTAACGAGAATGGTACGGAGTTCTATGAGAACGACATCAACGACAAGATTACCAAGATTCGTCCGATGGCTACTCCAGTTGACCAGATTTCACGCTATGCGACAACCAAGCCTGCTAGTTCGTTTGTAGTTGAGTATTGGAGTATCGGTACACGTCCTATCAAGACAACCGTCAAGGAGGATACCACGAAGAGTACTGGTACATCTATGGTATTGAAGGTAGAAGACCCTGAAATGTTTACTTTGGATGATACCATCCGAGTGGTGGGTGTGAAGGCTATTACCAACTATAAGGGTGTTGCCTATTCAACAATTACAGATGCTCCTACTCCTGATTTGGAACTTTGCGTTTGCGGTAAAGATACAGAGGGTTATCCTATTGTGTATGCTGTAAATGGTGAGTTGGTCAGCAAGCAGGCTATCGGCATTCCTGTTTTGAAGAAGGGTCAGGTACTTATCCGTATGGCTAAGAGTTGCGGTGAGTTGGATGTACAGACAGGTCGTTTCAACAACCTTCCTGATTCTGAGATTCAGTACTGCCAGAACTTCATGATTCAGGTAGAGGAGAGTACCTTTAATAAGATTGCAGCTAAGCGAGTAGACTGGGATTTCTCTGACATCGAGGAGGATAGTATCTATGATATGCGTCTTGCGATGGAAGGTACTTATCTCTTCGGTGATATGGCTTGTATCAAGCATACTACCAAGAACAACTCTGCCCAGTGGTTTACCAAGGGTATTTGGTGGATGGCTGGTAAGGATATTGAGGTAGGTCATGTTGCTACTGCTGACGATATTAAGAAGGGCTACGGCAAGAATGAACGAGTGATTACTGATTTGGAGTTGGTTGACATTTCAAAAGACTTGTTTGTTGGTACTGGTATCGGCAACAAGCGCAAGGTGATTATCGCTGGTTCAGATTTCGTGAGCGCATTCAGTAAGATTGATTCTGACAAGTTCCGCTTGAAGGACACCGTTGAGATTTGGGACTTGAAGTTCAAGAGTTGGGAGACTGACTTCGGTGAGGTGTTGATGATTCACTCTGAGTTGTTTGACATCTTCGGCATGAGCGACTGCGGCTTTGCCCTTGACCCTGAGTTCTTGGTTAAGCGAGTACACTTGTCTTGGACTCGAAACGTTCTCGACTTGAAGAAGGCTGGCATCCGTAACACCGATGCAGTAGTTATTCAGGAGGTAGCTTGTCTGTACTTGAAGTACCCTAAGGCACATGCTCGTATGCGTCTTGCTGTTGTTCCTGCATCAGAAGGTACTTCTGATACAAAGGACGCATCTGATACTGGCGATACCAAGGATGGTACTGTCTAAAAGCAAGTAGAATTGCAAATTTATTCATCAAATAGTGAGGGGTGTGGGCACTAGCCCCATCCCTTTTTTAGTAACACATATATAATAAGGTATAATCATGTTTAAGAAATATCAAGCTGGTACTGATTTGGCATTCAGTGTTATGGTAGGTAACGAGCGGATGCGCATTAACTTTGAGGGTAAGACTATGGGCTGTAGTATCTATATGACAAGAGACCCAAAGGTACAGAAGGCTATCGAGTCACATTATTGGTTCAAGGATAAGTTCTTCTTGGTTGAGAGTATTGATGAGAAGAAGGAAGCTGCTGAGGCAAAGAAGAAGGCTGCTGCCAAGAACAAGAAGAAGGTGGCTGACGAGAAGAAGACCCACGTAGTAACAGACGTTGAGGATGCCAAGGACTATCTGGCTGAGACCTATGGTGTGAGCCGTTCCAAGATGAAGACCAAGGAAGACATCTTGGATATTGCTAAGGAAAAGGGTGTTGAACTAGAAGGTTTGGAGTAATGGTAGAATATGCTGTATCTGATTTAGTGAAAGAGGTGAAGGTGCTCTTGGATAGAAACCAAGAGTCTGCTGGCTTGCTGGCTCCTGACGATTCTGATACACTCTCGCAAGCAGAACTTATTGAGAGTAAAATCGTAGATGCAGCAAGAATCATTCTTTCGGATGCTCCTGAGGATATGGTGGAAGGTACTTCGTGTACGAATGCTGTAACGTGGACGGATAGCAACGGCTATTACGTGGGTAATATGGTTTTGCCTACCGATATACTGAGAATCCTTTCTGTGAAGGCAGAAGGATGGAACCGTCCTGCCGAAATCATTTCAGAGAGCTATGATGCCTACAAGTATCAGAACTGCAAATATGGAGTTAGGGGAAATCCTGAGCGACCGATTGCGGCTATCGTGCATACGGCTAACGGCAAGAGTATCGAACTATATACTAGTAAAAAGCAGGATGCTACATTGGCATTCATCTACGTTCAGGTTCCATCTATCACTACCGAACAGAAAATCAGTCTGCCTTCCGTCCTGAAAGATTCCATCTTATACATGGCTGGCTATCTCACTTGTATCAGCCTTGGCGATACCGATACTGCAAGCGGATTCCTTGGAGTGGCTAGAAAGTTGGCACATATTGTTGAACCTACAACATCATAAATTATGGCAAAGAAGAAAGAAGAAACCAAACTGCTATCGTTGAGTAGGGTGCTTGACAAGGAAGAACTGGATAGCGTGAAGGCATCCAAGAACCGATTTGACAAGCCTTATGAGCGTGCCTTCTCTATCTTGCTGGAGGCTCAACGATACTACAACAACATGGATAACTTCCGAAAGCGAAGACTGAGAAACAAGCGATACTGCTATGGAGACCAGTGGGGCGATACCATTGAGTTCAAAAGCAAGTGTGGCTTTACTAAGCGTATCAGGGAGGAAGACTATATCCGTGAGCAGGGCAGCGAACCATTGAAGAATAACCTTATCCGTAGACTGGTGAAGAATGTGCTGGGAGTGTATCGCTCTCAGAGCAAAGAACCTACGTGCAATGCTAGAGATAAGGATGAGAAGCGATATGGTGAGACCATGAGCGTGGTGCTGCAATGTAACCGACAACTGAACCGAGAGACGGAACTGGATGCACGAACCATGGAAGAGTTCCTGATAAGCGGTGCTGCCATCTATAAGAAGAAGTACGGATGGCGAAGAGGTAGGTTGGATTGCTGGACGGACTACGTGAACCCGAATAATTTCTTCATAGACAACAATATGAGGGATTTCCGTGGTTGGGACGTGAGTTGTTTGGGTGAGGTGCATGACATTACCATCGGCAACGTACTGAGAGAGTTTGCCAAGTCTCCTGCTGAAGCTAGGAAGTTGAAGGAAATATACCGGTTAGCGGCTAACCGAGATTTCGTGATTGCAGACTGCACTCAGCGATTCGGTGAGTTCGACCCTAAGACTATCGACTTTATGAATCCTGCCAACCCTTCGCTCTGCCGAGTGATTGAGGTTTGGCGCAAGGAGAGTAAGCCAAGGTACCGATGCCACGACTACAACAATGGCGATGATTTCAAGATTGATATTGAGGATAAGGCTGATATTGTAGATGCAGAGAACAGAGACAGAATCAGGCGAGGTATGGCTGCTGGCATGCTGGAAGAGGATATTCCTCTGATTGATGCCGAGTGGTTTATGGATGATTACTGGCATTTCTACTATCTTTCTCCTTTCGGTGATATTCTGAGAGAAGGCGAGACTCCTTATGCTCATGGTGAGCATCCATACTGCTTTAAGTTCTATCCGTTTATTAATGGCGAGATTCACAGCTTCGTGGAAGATGTGATTGACCAGCAGAGATACGTGAACCGACTTATCACGATGTATGACTTCATCATGCGTGCGAGTGCCAAGGGTGTGCTGCTCTGTCCTGAGGATTGTCTTCCTGATGATATGAGTTGGGATGATTTCTGTGATGAGTGGAGTAGGTTCAATGGTGTCGTGAGATACAAGCCAAACAATAGCGGTCAGGTTCCTCAGCAAGTGTCGAATAACTCTACGAACATCGGTATCGGTGATTTGCTCAGCTATCAGTTGAAGTTCTTTGAGGATATATCGGGAGTGAACGGAGCCTTGCAAGGTAAACCAGGAGTATCAGGTACGAGCGGTTCGCTCTATGCACAGCAGACTCAGAATGCTACCATGTCGCTGCTTGATATATTGGAGACATTCAGCCAGTTCATCATTGATGGTGCTTACAAGACCGTGAAGAATATGCAGCAGTACTATGACGTGGCTCGTAACTTCAATATCGTTGGTAGGGCAGGACAGATTGTACACTACGACCCTAAGAAGATACGAGACGTTGAGTTTGACATCAACATCACGGAAAGTACGGCTACTCCTGTATACAGACAGATGGCAAATGAGTTCCTTATGACCTTATGGCAGAATCAGGCTATCACGCTGGAGCAGTTGTTGCAAGTAGGAGATTTCCCATTTGGAGAGGAGTTGTTGCAATCGGTTGCATCCAACCAGCAAGCCATTCAGAATGGTGAGACTCCACAAGGATTCTCTCCTCAGCTTCAAGCCCAAGTTGCTCAGGCATCACAGAGCAATCCGAAGGCTCAGGCGATGTTGCAGCAGATGATGAGCGGTCAGGGAGTGAGTCCTGACGGACAGAACCCACCGCTTGCTGCTTAGTTTATAATTTATAGTTAATAGTTTATAGTTATGATTGCAGACAAACCAAGTGACAAGGAATGGTATGGCAATGGGAAACCTGATGCCAGCCAAGGTGGCAACCCGAATGGTGGTGTTGCTTCAGAGACCCAAGGTAGGGAGAATAAGCCCGAACTTTACGAGAATGACGTTATCGGAAAGGTGGCGAAACGCAAGAAAAGCGACATCTGGACGAGGGGTGGAGAGAAGAGAACCAGATTTAAGGACGAATAAAGAAAGGAGGTGTTTTTATCGTAACTGTATTTGTCTGATATTCAGATAGCTACAGAAATGTCTACGAGTTTATGGTGCTGCGTTTAAGATATTCGTATCTTTGCAACATCATAAACTTTTAATTTGTATAGGTATGAATTTCGTAGATTTCGTAGAAAAGTATCAGCAGGAAATGGCTCCTGAACAGATGTTGGCTATAGCTAAGGCAGTCGGCAAGTATCTCTCATGCAAGTTGAGCGATGTGGAGGAACATCATCTTTGTGCGATGGTGTATGGTGTGTTGAGCGAAGAGCATTTTGACAAGCACTTTGCCGATGATGCTATCAGCAAGATGTGGTATGAGGATGCAGATGGAACAAAGCACATGGCTCCTTTCTTCACGGATGATGAGATAAGAGAAGCCTTTGACAAGCATCAGGATGATATTTCTGACTATACCATCCATGACTTGGCGGTAACTATGAACCTGATGAGAAGTGACCATCATGTGATGCTGGAGCGATATAGCAAAGATGCTGATGAGTTGAAGGAAATGGTGGTTTTGATGGCTATCGAGTATCTGCAAGACCCTGACTTCTTGCATCCTACCAGCAAAATATGGCACACAATAAACGGATAAAGTAACTAATTGGGAATCATTTCTTATCTTTGCATATTATTAATAATATATAAACATAAGATATGACTCCAAATGTACGTGAAGGATTGCAATATGGTGCAGCTATAGGAATGCTAGTGAGTGGTGTTGTACTCACCTTCCTATCATTCTTTCTCAACAATTATGTAGTGTCTGATGGTGTACTATGGTACGTCAGTCAGACATTGGTTTACTCTGGAGCAATATTCGGGGTAAACGTTTATTTCAAGACAAAACTAGGCAACTTTGAGAGCAAGGTGAAGGATGAACTCGCAAGTATGCTAAAACAAGTGAAGGAGGGCAAGTAATATGAAGGTAACAAGAGAACAGATTTTGGCTATTATGCCGAATGCCAAGGATAAGGTGGATGCGTTCCTACCTTATATCAATGGCTATGCTGAGGTGTTCCATATTGATACTCCTAAGCGAATGGCTCATTTCTTGGCTCAAATTGCACATGAGAGTGGAGAACTGAGATACACCAAGGAACTCGGCAACAAGGACTACTTCCATAGGTATGATGTGGGCAAGTTGAAGAACATGCTCGGCAACCTTAAAGATGGTGATGGCTACAAGTATCGGGGTAGGGGCTTGATTCAGATTACTGGCAGAGCCAACTATCAGGCTTATCAGAACAGCAAGTATTGCACTGGTGACATCATGGAGAATCCTCAGTTGCTGGAGCTTCCGCTAGGAGCAACGAAGAGTGCTATGTGGTGGTGGTGGAAACATGACCTGAACAAACTGGCTGATAGTGATAGTTTCGTGGCTATTACCAAGACAATCAATGGTGGAACCAACGGCTTGAAATCAAGACGAAAGTTTCTTACAAGAGCAAAGAAGGTCTTTAATGTTTAGCCTATGAAAGTAAAATGGTACGATACTGATTTTTGGCAAGTAGCACTCTACGTGATTGGTATCTTGCTGGTGGCTTTTCTTCTGTCGGGATGCAAGACAAAATACGTCCCGATGGAAAAAGTTATATGTCGGGACGTAGTAAAACACGATACGCTGCATACTTCTGACAGCGTTTTTGTGCGTGATTCAATCTTCTTCAGACAGAAGGGAGATACTTGCTTTCTTGACCGATGGCATGAGAAGAGCATTTATAAAAATGTGTATAAGGTGAAGGTGGATTCCTTCCTGAAAAGAGACTCCATCCCAGTTCTCTACCCAGTAGAAAAACAACTCTCCAAGTGGGAGCAGTTTCAGTTGAAGTATGCAGTATGGTCTTTTGGAGCACTCTGCATGCTGCTAATCGTATTAGGTTATAAACTCTATAAAAAGATAAAGAATGGCAAATTTCACATTGACAATCACGAAAAGTGACATCTATGAGGAGGTGGCAAAGACTACTGCCTACATAGGCGCAAAGAACAAACTGGAGGATGGAAAGTCGGCATTTGACCAAGTATTTGTGACGGATGCAGACCTGACGATGATTGATAGGTTCTTCAATGAATCGCTCGATTCGTTGAGAAACGTGCTGAAACGGTTTATCTCAGGAGTCTCAGTAGCAGACGTAACTATCACTTGGCAACTCGAAATGCCTAGCAGATTTGATGATAACCTACTCGAATCAATCAAATCCTCTGCCAACTCATTCTTGGTGAACAGCATCATCGGGAAGTGGTGTGAGATTACCGCCAACGACAAGGTGAAGGAGTATGCAGATAACGCTGCTGCATTATTGCTCGACATCAAGGATAAAGCGTTTTTCAAAAAGAAACCAACACGAACAAAAATATCATAGTATGGCAAGAAAAGATTTAACGATAACGTTGTATATGAGTGAACTCATTTATGACTTTCAGAACAAGGCATTCCTGACTGGGCGTAGCAGAAGAGCTGCTGACATGGATGCTGAGGCTGCCAGCAATATTCAGGCAAGTGATGATGAAGAAGACAAGAATCAGGCTTTGCGTAGCATTCAGAATGCGTATAGTCAACTGCTTGTGGAGTTAAGTGAATCGGTAAGAACCGGTAGCGGTACAACTGCATCTAACGAGTTAATTGATGGCGATACAAATATTACAATCAATCTATCTCTTCCATCCAATTATCCGCTTGCTTTGAAGGATGCACTTACAAGTTCTATCCATGACTACATTATCAACAAGGCTCTGATGGACTGGTTCGTTATTACCAATCCTAACGAGGCGAAGACTTATTCGGAATTGTCTGTAACAGCTATCAAGAATCTGCATGAGACCTTCAACAGACGTGAGAGACCAAGCAGAACGGCTCCTAACGAATAAGGAAGGAGGTGAGTATGAAAGAATGCAGAACATGCAATCTTGGTTATAAGGTAATGATAGAGCTTCAGAAGAAGGAACTGGTGTTTGACATCAAAAATACGGCTGCTGCCTATGCGGATTCAATCTCTAGTTCTGTAGAGGATTCACACCTGATTCATAACATCTATGATGTGGGCGAGGATGGCAATCGGGATAAACTGGCAAGGATTCTTGACTCAGCGGTAGAAGACTGCAAGGAAATGCTTTTCCGATATACCAAGATGGAAATGCTTGGAGGTGGCTTTGATTCCAATGAGTGGGAAGAGTGTATAGGTTCCCCGACAAATGATGAGGATGCTTATTATCTAGCCATGAGAATGCCAAGTGGATTCTCGAAGACAAGTGTGCATACCATGACGGTATACATTCACGATTATATTGTGAACCAGTCTTTATATGAGTGGTTAATGATTGTTTATCCTGATGGTGCTGATAGATTCTGGGCACTGGCTGAGGATAAGAAAAAGAAGATTAAGGATGCCAGCAACCGCTCGGCTGGTAGAGCAAGAATCGCTTTGCATCCATTTTAGGTTAGTCGTTTAAGGCTAAGATAAAGCAATGGTAGCTATCCATCACGGACTGCTACCCTTTATTGTAATTATAGAAAATAGTAAAAAAAATATTTATCTAAGTTTGTTCTGCCATCTTGGTTGGAAAGCAGTAGAAATGCTGCTGATGCTTTCATCAGCGTTCATCTTACCAATGACGGCAACTCTGAAATAGCGGTATGGAGAGCCAACCAAGTTTCTAAGACTATTGTCTATAGAAGAACCGATATAGAACCAATGTTTCATATCGTTGCTTCCAAAAAGAATCTGTCCGTTAGATTTGCTGGAGTCGCACGTCCAATAACCACGGATAAGACAAGTAAACATAGTCTTATGGCTATCTCCCTGACCAAGCGTTAATGGTCGTGTGCAGAAAAAGAAAGGAATGTTGTCACTCGGTTCTTCAACGTAAACATTAACAATCTTTCCTGCACCGTTGATAGCGTATGACTCAGGGTAGCTATTAACTCGCTTGGCGAACACATTCACCATCGTTCCCCACAAATTGCTTTTCAGGGAATACACATACGCATAGCCATAGCTAGGATTGAAGACGATGATACGGCTATCGTAATAGTCGTAAATCATGTCGGCATTTTTCAGATACTTCCTGAATCTAACATAGGCTACTTCTCCATCTTCAAAATCTTGTAGTTCAAGAATAGAGATAGGGTAGTATTGATTTTTCTTGGAATAGCTGTATATTAGAGTGAAGTCGAATGGAAAGCCATCCAATACATCGGTAATGCACTCAGATTCTCGTCCTCGCTGCATCATGATGCCTCGCTCGGTAGGGAACAGAACTGCATCATCAATCTGCAATATACCCTTAGGGTTAGAGCAAATATCTCTGTTGGCTGGCTGTCGGGCAATATAGGTTCCTTCTTCTCCAAGCATCAATACCCAAACACCTTCATCGGTAAAAGCGTAGAGTGGTGCATCGCCAAACTGACCTTCGCTGATTGGTCGGGTATTTGCTGCCATTGCACTAACGATGGATGAGCCAACCTGAACACTATTCTTGGCAGGGAAGACTAGAGGATTCTCAGCTTCGCTCACTCTGATAAGTGAAGGCTGGTAAGAATCATCTGAGTTTGATGCGGCAAAACTATCTGCTTTCTGCTTGATTGCATTCCAGTCTGATTCCGTAATATCATACCAATCGCCTCCCATAATATCATCAATACCTCCAGTTAGAGTTTGCACGAAAAATGACAAGCCAAAATTAGAAGGGCTATATAATTTAAAACGTTTTTTACGATACCCAGATGTGCGTTTTTCGTAAACGACAATCTCTTTCACATCACTAATTGGCACAGCGATAATATCCTGATAGTTACCAATATATCCGTTCAGATAGTATGTTCCGTTGTTTGTCGGAATCTCGTATATGGCAGTAAGATATTCTTCATTCTTGTAGCCGTATGGTTGGCGAACCAAACTGGAATCTATGTTCTTTCTGATGCCAGCGATGTGCAGTCTGTTATTGTATGTAATAGCAGTAGTGCCGCCAAATGCTATTCGGTTGAGGTCGGCAAGAGAAATGTTTTCCTCTGCTTGCGTTGGCCTCTTAACAACTTTCGGATGTTCAAATTCACTAAGAGGAATGAATATCGAATGATAGAAAGGCATATTGCCGATGGTGTCGTGAACGTCTCTTGCGTTCATATCATCCAAAAGCACGTAGTCTATATCTCCATAATCAGCAGTACGGATTATTTTATAAGATTTATCTATCTGATAGAAACTTTCGCCATTGGTGAGGAATATATCAACTCCCTGAACAATATCCTCGTATTGCTGCAAGTTGCCAACTTCTCTAATTTCTATGGTGTATTTGTTGATGCCGACACCTGATGTTATAGTCTTTCCGTTTGGAGCATCAGGTTTTACTGGGTCTTTGTATATGTTTATCTTTCTTGAAACAGCGTTAGACTCTGCACTAGGAAGAACGAAAGGGTTTGATATATTGATGTATGTACCATCGTAAAGACGAAGAGCAGCCACACCGAAAACATTTCTTTTGAGATACTCTGTTCCGAGTTCTGCAAGTTTCTTGTTGGCAATCGCATCAAGGTCTGTAAACATCTTCCTCGTACCAATAGCACTTGTATTGTAGTACAAATTGAGATTTCCATCCTCTACAATAAAGTATTTGTAGAAATTATCTCCAGCTTCTACCTTTAAGGTAAGGTCTTGATGATAAGTGTTGGCAATCTCAATACCAAACTGCAAATCATCTTTTCCGAAAATAAGATAAGAACCAGTCTTCCATATAGCATATTTGGTAGTTTTAATACCAACAAAGCATAAGACGTTTCCGATGGCGCAAACAGAGTTGACGTGGAAATCATCGCCAAGCAGGAACTCTGTAGGTGTATCATCTGCTGAATCCTGCTCTATCCATCCCCATCTTTCCCTATCTTTCGGGTCCGAGGTACGTATGATATAGTGGGAGTGAATAGCCTGATTGTGTGTCACCTTATGAACCAGTTCTATTGAACTATATTGGTGTATGGTGATATTCTTGCTACTCTCTACTATTATCGGCTGCTGAATAGGGTGGAGTGCCCCATCCTCGTTGATGAGGTTGAGGCAGGTTGCCAACTCCCCATCCTGACAATCGTAGTCGGATGGAGAGTGGGTAAGCCCTTTGAGTATTACTTCTTGTCTTGTTGCCATGTGATTAAATTTGAGTTCGGTCGCATGATTTCGTAATAGGGTTCTCCTTTTTGTGACTTGCGTGGGATGCAAGTCAGGCGAACCATTCTGTTGAGAGGAAGGTTGTACTCATCAAGGATGGCGGTGATGGAAGGGTAGTCACTTCTGAAACCTATCTTCTTATACTTCTGATTAAATTGAAGCTGAGCGAAGGTGGTGTTGGCTTTGCGAAGTTCTTCCCAGTCCTCACGCATGCAGAATCCGTATGTACCTCGGTCAGATAACCTGAACACGAAGATGGAATTGTCTGTTCGCTCCTTCTGCATGATATGGTCATAGATGCCCTTGGAGAGCGTGACCGAGTTGGCTCTTCCGTCCAGTACCACAAAAACGTTGCGGTGCCTGAAACCATTGACTTTATCTATTAAATACTTGAATTTCATGTTGCAAATATAATATGAAAAGTGATAAAATGTATATTATCCGTTAACTTTCTCTTTCCGCTTTGGTCTGCCATTGCGGTTGCCATACTTGGTGATGATGGAAGATGCTCGCTCTGAGCGGTAACAGCCACATGATTTGGTTCGTCCGTCACGAAGAGCAGAACCTAGAACCGTACAACCCCTGCCACAATCACACTTGCATATCCAGAACGCACCATGCTGGTGGTTCTCTTTATCAGATTTTCGGCAGACGAGTAATCTGCCGAAACGCTGTCCAGTAAGGTCTATCAACTTTCCCATACTACTTCTCTGCCAGTTTCTTTGCCTCTTCAACTGATACTGGCTTTCCGCTAAGAGGAATGCGGAAGTCGAACTTTGAACGGAAACCGTAATAGCCTACGAAATCGAAGCTCTGTTTCATACGCTCGTCTGTGGTGATGTATTTCTTGTAAGCCTTCACCTCCTTCTCTGAGCGGTAGATGGTAGAGTTGACGAAGTAGGAACTGGTTCCCTTGTTAGCGATTACTGCAATAAAGAACTGCTTACCAAGGAATTTTTCCTTGATACGCTGGATAATTGAGATTTTCTTTGTATTCATATATAAAATTTGATTAATTATTAAGAAGAATGCAGATAGGCTGCACTCTTAAAACTATTCGATTCCACAAGATACGATACCATCTTCTTTGTTGATACCTCGGAAGTGCTCGCATCGCTGGCAAGCAAGGCTACCTACATATAGTATTTCGTTGGTGTACTTGCCTTGGATGCCGAATGGGCAGGGAGTTATGTACTCGAAGTGCCCACCGACATATTCGTTAACGATATATTTAGGATTCTTCATTGGTTGCTTTGGTATGTTTCAAGATTTTTGTAGAATTTTCTTATGATGGGAAACATGCTTATCTTATCTCTGCCACATGATTTCGGCTCAGGGCAGAAACCTCTATAAACACATTGAGGAACACAAGCGGATGCAAGCAAAGGTTCAATTCGTGCCACCTCGTCAAGAACCTTATACCACACCTCTCTCGTCTCCTCGGATGCCTTGTTGCAGAGTCTCAACTTCGAGATATTGATAATTTCCTGAGCATTGAGGGATAGCTGCAAGTTGACCAAATCATCCTGACGCATATCGTGACGTGATACCTTGGAGCCAGTAATATCTGGTCGTGATGTGGAGACGAATGGCTGTGCATGAACATGGCGAACAAAGTGATTGCTCACCCAATATGGTATGCCATACATCTTAATATCGAACTCCAATTCCCTGAGCGGTGAATGCTCGCTGAGAATCATCTGTTTCTTAAACTCATCGCTAGGCTCATGTCCCAGCGGTTCCTTACCTTGTGTGAACCGAGCAGCATCCACTACACGCTGCCAGTCCGTTACTCTTTTGATTTCTATTTGCATATCTCTTAATCTTTATATTGTTCAAATCCGATTTGGAAGTCATTCTCAATATCTTCATTGTCTACATTACACTCGATTGCTACTAAGCGGCAGAACTCTTCAGCTAAATATGGGTAGTCTCCACTCACAGCACTTAGACAGAACTGCTTAACATCGAAGTCATCGGGTACTGTCATTTCCACTTTAATGCTTACCTCTTTCATGCGCTTTCTTTTTTCTAGTTAAACTTATCGCCTTGGTGATGCGGTGGTCTCCTGCGTTCTTTCCTATACTTTTCATTCCGCAATAATAGCCCCATCGCCAAAGCCAATACTTGCTACCATAAAATCTTTTATAGTAGTTCATTATCTTCTTTGCTAGTCTAATCTTTATTTCTCACCTCCTTCATAATTGCTATATAAACAATATGTATAATATCCCAAGAACAAGCCAAACAAAAAACATCTTGTCACTTCATAAACAGATGGATTAAGGATTGTTCCAACGAGAAAATATCCCATTATAATGCAGGACATGACTATAATGAGTATCCTATATATTCTTTTCTTCATCATTTCTCACCTTCCTTTCTGTCGAACTTTGAACCATGGTTACTCCATCTAACAAGTTTATCATCTTTAATGGTAGTTTCCCTAAGAGGCAAAAGATGTGTCTCCCTCTTGAGAAAGATTCCTGTACTGCCAATGATAACTTCTCTTTCTGTTATAAATTTTAGTAAATCGTGCTCCCACACTTCTTCCCCATTCTTGTCTTTCAATCCTGTAAACTGGCAGACGGTAGAAGGGTCAACCTGATAAGTGATATTTCGGTTCAGCATACTTTCTTTCTGGCGATTTTCGATGATGTATGTATTACCATTCTCTTCGTAGAAATATCCGCAAACCCATCCTTTTCTGTCAAGACGTTTTGCCTTGAACTTGATATTTTCAATCTTCATAAGCTATAATTCTTTTAATATTTTTACATTTTTAATAAGAGGTTCCCAATCAGTTCCAACAAATGGAAGAACATCACCTGTTACTAAATATTTCTTTCCATTATAATATCTTATAAAATGGAGAAATGTATCAAGTGTGCTCATATTAACAGGCATAGGTAAGACTGGAGAATATGTTCCATTAATGTTTTTATGAGCTTCATATACCGAAACTCCAAATTCTTCCCCGACTTTTTCTTCACCTTTCCAAATACATGATTTCTCATTTTTAGGTATTTCGCCAAATCTATAGAATATCATATTATTCTTATTTAAGTTCTACTGGCTCATCATTCCAAGTAAGTTCTCTTCCGATGAGTTTCTTGATACTACCTTGTGGTATTTCTATACATTTGCAAGAACCATAATCGTCTCTCCAGCTATATACAGCTTTGTGAGGCTCTGTTTCAAATATAAGTTCTGTACCAAAACTATTAACACATACCCATGCCATATCTATTCCTCCACTTTTACGCCAAATGGAGTGCAATCGGCAAAGGTGAACTTCTCTAATGTATCTTTGTAATCAATGATGTCTCTGTTAATTTCCACATACAAGGTGGTTACTCTCTGAACTAAAGCCAAATCTTTGAACAAGGTTGACTTCACCCACCCAAATGGCTGATGCTTTTGCATTTCTTGCCAGCACTCTTTTGCATCCTTGAATGGACGGTACTTTTGTTCTGGCTTGATTCGGTAATCCACGTTTACCCAATATTCAAGTTCCTTCATTTCAGTCCAATCATTGAACTCAAACCAACCATCTTTTGTTACTCCGTTGTTGTCTGCGGTTGGTTTTCTTCTTGTTTCTATTATCTTGCCTTCTGCAAAAGCTTGCAGAATAGGATAAAATTCTTTAGCTTGATTTCTGTCCATAATTTAGTCCTCCACTCTTTAAGTGCCAAGACTAACTCATTTTGAATATGAATTGTAGTACCTTCACTTATTTTTTTTCTTTTTCTTTTAGTTCCTAATATCTTAGAAACATTATTGATATGAATTATCGCTTTTTCTTTACTCATTGCTTATCCTCCTTTGTATTACACGTTGCTTGGTCTCCTTCATAGTAAGGAGCACCGACTTTAGGTAATATCTGAGTATTTCTATTACAGAAACATTGCATTACCCAAGGTGCGTTTACCTTTCCACATCTAGGGCATATCCATCCTTCTTGTGCCATATTGTATTTAACTTTACTTATTATTTATCCTTATTTAATTTAAACTGCTTTGATAAGAATGAATCATTCTTTATCAAGTTGATAATTTCTTCTTCTGTATGAATGCCTTTCCAAAATAGTTCGGTATGTGAGCCACCTCTTTCATCATCTACAGAGAACGGAACACCATAATTAGTATAAACCTCTCCGTGATGCTTGATGAGATGGAGACCAGGATTCTTTCGGATATTATTTATCCAAGTTTCATTATCGCATTCGCGCCATATCTCATACTCTGCCCCTGTCAGCGTTTTGTCAATGCCAATAGGATAATGACCGGAACACCCATTTGTTCCAAAATAAATAATCTCTGCCATATTCTTTTCTTTTTACCCTCTCCCCTTTTACAGGAGAGGGTGATTAGTTACTTAGATGGCTCAGTATATGATACTGGCTCCCATACATCGTAAGCTGTCAGCAAAACTGGAGCGATAACAGATGGGGCGAATATGATAGATGCTACAACATCTGGAGCATTCAACTCGTAGTTAACACCTTCTACTTTGTTTTACTTACTAGCCCAGCCATAAGGCTTTGCTGTAATCGTAGAGCCATCTTTCTTTTTAAAAGTCTTCTCGTTAGAGCAAGAAGCGAACAAACTTACAACGACTAAGGCTGCCAAAATAATCTTTCTCATATTAATACTATTTTATATCCCATAAGGGATGGTTAGTTACTATTCAAATATACTATCAAAATTCCAATTATCACCATCGCAACAATCAGATTCTTCTACTCTTGACTTATCAACATCACAATATAAGACACCATATTCTCGTTTTATATGCTTGCAGTTGATACAAGCTGGTATAGCTTCCATATATTAATACTATTTATATCCTTTGCAGGATGATTAACTAATCTTTTTGATACTATCAATTTCCATACTACATAGTACAAACTCTCTATTGGAGCGAGTTCCATCTTTCTTAGCAGGGTTGATTCTTACTTCAACAAATCCAGTACTTCCGTTAGGTCTGATGCTCGAAATCCAACAAATATCACATCTAATACAACTTATCTTATCATCAACTTTGTATGGAAGACTTTCAATATACTCTTCCACGTATTTACAAATCTGACGCTTTGCATTACTGATGATGTCTTTCTGTATTGACACCTTTGCTTCTAATTCTTCTTTTGTCATATTCTTGATTTTTTACGCCCGAAGGCGGTTAAACACTTAATCTTCTATCTATCGCTTTTATCACTTCTTGTATGGAAGCAAACTCATCGTTGGTTTTTGCATATCGTCTATTAAATATTATCAACATATTTTTTAGACGAATAAAATCTGTTCTCAATAACTTATCATTACCCATACCTACACCTCCATTTCTGAGTTAAGTCCTAAACCATAGAGAAAATGTTGGAGTTGATGAATATACTTAATATCAGGCAACACTTCTTTTCTGTACATAAAAACTGAGAATTTTCCATCAGGATAATAGTATAAGTCTGGTAAGACTCCACGATTACTATAAATATCCCACGTAAATCCATCTTCATCAACTTGACCTCCTACAAACTCCCATCCATTCTTCTCTAGAATCTCTGGAGTGATAGGAACTCCAGATAATCTTACTGGGCTTACTGGATGCCTTACATAAGATAATTCATAACCATTTGAAGCAAGTATATCTATAATAGTATGTATTCTGTTTTTATACATAACAATATCACCAATAATAAACTCCTGTTTCATACGCTTAATTCTTTCTTAATCATAATCTATTCATCCTTATCTTTTAGTTCAACGAAATCTCCAATACCCAAACGAGCTTTATTGATGCAATCACATATCCACCCCATAAGGTATGCCTGATGCTCATTTCTACCATTATACATTCTTTCCAAATCGCATGCATCGTTGATAGACGACAGAACATGAAATGCCTCATGACAGATATTCTTCATAGTCATGTCTTTCTTCTTCGGGAAGACGACAAGATTGCCGATGTATCCAGCTTTACTCATACATTCGTCATAAACCATACCTCCGTATTTTCCTTCATTCATAGGACTGTCGTTGTGAACAAGAGGTTTGCCTTTCATGTCGGTAAAGCATTTGTCTATTTCTTCTTCGGATGTATTGTACATCACCCAAAGTCTCCTTGGGTAAATCTGTGGTATATATTCGTAATATCCTTTCTTCTTCATATTTATTTTCCTTTCTTTTTAGGAACATACTCATCTAACTCATCGTCAAACTCATAGCAGTCTGGGCAGTAGTGCTTATCACCTGTTTCTGCCCATTCGCTTTCCATTGCTTGCTCTTTTGCAGTTCCTTCGTCCAACCAAGCCGCAATGCCATTAAACTCATCAATGAAGGCTTTTCCGCATCTGTCACAAACGACAGAGTACATAGTAACTGACTTAATCATTGCTCACCTCCTTCCCATTCATCGGTAGTACCCACGAGGAGCTTAGTCTGGTCATTATAAGGAAGGATAATTAAGTTAACCAAATCTTCATCTATAGACACATCCATTGGAGTAGCACCATACTCATCAACATAAGAAACGAAACTTGCTCTCCATATAGAGCCTTCACAATTCCGTATCTTCCAAATACATCTGTCGAATGGCTTAAGCTCGCACTTTGGTTTCAAATCCACAATCTGTTTCTTCTCAGCATCCCAAGCCTTGTTTTCCTTAGCTAGAGCCTCAAAGAGTTGCTGCTTCTCTGAATCAGTGGCTAGACGAAGACTTCTATTGTGACCAAATCTATACTCATTATAATGCACTTCATAATCTTCATATCTTACATTTATAAGGGCTTTGCTGACAATATCGTCTTTTATAGCAGCAATAAAAATTACCTTATCGTAATAATTATCTTCTTCCGCTACCACTATATCTCCATCCTTGAACTCAGGCTTTTCTATTTCCAAAGTATCAAGATTTTCATCTTTTGATGCTAAAGTATATTTTTCAGTTTCATAACTAAATGAATTTTCTAAAAGATTAACCTTACCAAAGAACCTTGTGTAATCATCATTTGCCCATCTATCAAAGAATAGTTTAAAACCTGAACTGTTTACCAGCACATCTCCCTTCTTCCAAGAAAACTTTGCCCAATCACGCATTTCCTTAGAAGGAAAGAGAATCTGTAAACCATCAGGATAACCTCTTACTGTACCAAATTCGGAATAACCACGATGGCAAGTAGTATTATTATCAGTCTCATTCGTACACCAAACTACTGTTTCTGTATCTGTAGTACTGATAGTATCTAACTCTACATCTACATTATATAACAAGTCATATAGCTTAGTTCCTTGCGGCTTATTTTTTAGTATCTCCGCTATGTTAATCTTTTCTTCCATATTATTTTATTCTTTTGAATTGAACATTCTTTCCGTCTTTTCTGTCGATTGCGGCACAACAAATATCTTTGCAGATATTTTCATAAATATTGCTGCTTATCTCGTCAAAGAAGCAACCATTACATTCTTCTGTCTCGCTTTCTACCACCTTCAAGATGATTTCTGACCCAATAGGTAAATCTTCCATAACTAATTCCTCATTATGTGACACTTAACAACCTTGTTTACTGCAAGAGGTTGCGATTTGTTAAAATTCTCGATGATATTGCGTTCCATCTGCTCAGGGAAGATGGGCTTGGTGGGATTTGGAATGTAGATGGTAGCTAGTAGCTTGCTGCCATCACTAAAAGTCATTAAGCACCTTCTTGAAATCTGTTCTATTCCAAACATAATTTTGTCCTCCTAATATTTGCATCCGTGTAGATACGGACGAGATTCGTTATACTGCATTTTCAACTTGATGTACTCCATCAGGTCGATATTGTTATTGTGAGCGATTGCGAATACCCTCATGAGTATATCCTGAAGGGTATCTGATACAAACCAACTGCAAGACTCATTATCAACAAACCTACTAAAGTGTCCGTTGAGTCGGTACAAATCTTTTGCGATACTGCCTTTATTGATTGTGTTTTGAACCTTATATTGAATTTTGGCAACTTCATATTTGTCAGCAAGGATAGAATCGCTTTTTAGTTTAATCAGCATATTGCTTTTCATCCATCCCAAGAGAGATAAGATACGAATGGCAATATCAGCGAACTCGGATTCAACCGTTCCTTCAAGAGCGTTCTTGTAGGCGGTAGGAATATCTCTGCCCATCTGAATCTCGCTCTCATAGTCTTCGATACTTCCGTGGCGATTGTGTCGGTCTGCCTGAACAGCTTCTGCCATTTCCGTGATAATGAGCATCAATGCGGTTTCTATTTCTGTACTCTCAGTATAGAAACCATGCTTGTAGGCATTCTCAAAAGCATCTCCTGATAAGGATGCCAGTTCTTTCTGCGTTATAATTTTCATATTGTTCTTGATTTATTATTTTCTGATAGTGAATGCCATATCGTTGAGGGTGCGGCACCAGTTTATCTTGCCTTCTTCGCATAACTCATTGATGGCTTGATAAGGCTGATGAAATCCTCTGTTGATGATTTCGGCTGTGAGGACGTGGGGCGGCACGATGTGGGCAGCTTCACGCTCTTCCTGAATCTCAGCGATGATGGCTAGGATTTTTTCTTTCTCTGTCTTCATTTGGCGAAGGTAAAAATGAGACGTGTGTGACTTCGGACTGGAACATTAATAGTTCCCACATTCCGTTCAAGTCTTGTTGATACCACAAGCCATCGTGCATTGTTCCGATGATTGGGTTGCCTTTGTACCATATTACCATGGTCTTGTGGGTAAACATGGCTTTGTGCGCTTTGCTGATACGCTTGCCTATCTTGATATATCCAAAAATATCCATAAGCTAGAAGAGTGATAGCTGACCAGTCTTGTCATGGTAGTGATTTCCTGATGGGAAAATCAGTTCCTCGAACATGGCGGTCAGGCAGTTGGTTACTATTGAATTTCCTGCAAGGGCATAGAGTTTGCTCTTGCTGATGATGAGTTGACCAGTCTTCTCCTTTCTCAGGAGTTTGTCTATGTCAGCTTCGTGTACTCCCATCAGTCGGAAACAATCTCTTGGAGTGTACTTCCTGATTTGTATGGAGTATTTCTTTCCGTTTGGTGCGGTGTGAATGATTTCTTTGTTCATTATGGTTACGAATGTCATTGATGATGAATCTATTGTTGTTAGCATGGTTGGGGCGATGCCTTGATAGACTTGCTGATTATACAAGTCTAAGACTTGCCCCCCCATATCAGGCTTCACCTTCCCTGATAGGAGCAGGGATTTCATTCTCTTTCCTCCTGTTATCATATCTCTTTGACTATTAAGAATAGTGGGATGCAGTTACCTCCGTGACCCATTGCCGAATTGAGAGTAGGGGAGATTCCCTTGGTGGAGTAGACTCTGGTCTGCTGCTCTATTCTGCCTTTTGTTTGGAGGTTTGCTAGCTTTATAATTTTGTCGCACATTATAATTTCTTGATGATTAGCAGTTTTCGGAACTGAATCTTCGGGAGAGTTTTTCGATTGATTCATTGATGTCTGCTTTACAGAGATACTTTTCTAGGAGCGGTTGGGACATGAAATATTCAGGAGATACATCATCTTCCAAGATGTCCTCAACCGTAGTCTCTAACTTGATGGGAGAAGGGAAGTGATACTCTGGGTTCGGCTCGTCTTCTGTGCGTAGGATGGATATTACGAAAATGCGCTCACGATTCTGAGGGATTCCGTAATCTTTTGCATTCAGTACCTTGTAGAAGGAGGTGTAACCAAAGGAGTCGAGGTCTTTGACGTACTGGAAAAAGTACTTCCTCATTGACTTTGAGAGAAGACCTTTCACATTCTCTAGCATCACATACTTTGGTTTCTTGACTGCCAGCATTCTCTTCTCCTGAAAGATAAGGGATGAGCGTGTGCCGCTGCCTTCCTCTGCTCCTTGGCGAAGTCCTGCATTGGAGAAGTCTTGGCATGGTGAAGACCATGATATGAAGTCGAAGTCGGGAACCTCATTCCAGTCTATCCTTGTCACGTCTCCGAAGTTAGGTATATCTCTTCCGTGCAGGAGTCCGTAGGCTTGGATGGCTGATGGTTCTATCTCTGAGTAGCCCACAACCTTAAAGTCGAACTCAGGATGTTTATCTTTGAGGTACTTGAAGGCTAGGCTCTGACTGCCATAGCCAGCGAATGCCTCAAAGACTCTGAGAGGATGCTGCTTGTTGTACTTACTGATTGCTATCATTTTGGTAAACAGATTTGTGGTTTATGGATTCCATTGGATGCCCAAGCGTTCCAAGGTTCCATTAGCTTGATATATCTCCAACTGCTTTCGGCATAGGCTATGAGGATTCTTTTGCAGAAGCTCTATCATACCTATGATGCGTGTTTTGAAAACATTGTCCTTATCCGCATTTGTTACGTTCTGTTCAGCCTTCGTCTTTGCGATAAGTTGACTGATTTCGGAAGGATTCTCGTTAACGGATGCTGGCGGTGGTGTTGCTCCGATGATTTCGTCTTCCCATCCTCGCTGGTTAAGGAAGGTTTGGAAGTTTTTTCTGTACTGCTTGTTGGGCTGTGAGATTACATATAGAGGAATATACTCTATAGCTGCCTTGCGGTCTTTCTGGCTCATGGAGTTCCATTTCTTTTCGAGTTTGGCTTTGCAGCCTACCTTCTTGTCGTACAAGTTCCATGCTCGCTCAAAGGTATATTCGTCTTTGACTTCCTTTGGTGGAGCGGTTACCTTATAGCCTTTGGCTTCTAAGAATTTTATAAAAGCATTGGTTAGTTCTTCTTCATTCTTAGCTGTTTGCATATCAAAAGCACTTGCTATAATTTCAAATGCGACATTTGAGGATTGAATTATATCATTCATAGTTCACCATTTAAATAATTGTCGATTGCTTGGATAAATTCATCTATAGAGCGGACGATGATGTACTTGCCACCATGTCGTTCTACTTCATGCTGGAATACCTTCTGTTCGGGTTCCTGCCTACCTTTCGGTGTTTTATTTTCGATGCAGAGGAAACCGTACAGGGAGGTGCGCTTCAGAAGTAGCATATCAGATACTCCTGCCTTCATACCTTCTTCTTTGAGCCATGCGGCTTGTCGGGAAGTTCGCTTGCCACCATTCGGAACGGCAAAGAAGACTCCTTCAAGGTCAGGATATACCCCACGGATATACCTGACCTCTGCGGCTTGCAAGTTGTGCTCATCGTAGGATGAACGCTTGCGTATCTTCTTGCCTTCCTGCTGTAGCTTTGCTTTGATTTCAGCGTAGCTTGCCATTACCAGTCGGTTGAGAAAAGGTCTTTGAGAGATTCTTTACCCATCAAGCAGATGGCTTCATTGGTAAGGTCTTCGTTTTTGAAGTAAACACTTCCATCGTTTACCATCTGATTATATTTTGGATAGAAATTTCCTCCTTCCTTAACGATAGCCCATTTTTTTTCGTAGTTGCAAAAGTCTGGACACCAGCCATCGTTAAGATACTTGGCGATGTTCTGCAACTTGATGAAAGCAGCTACATGTTTTGCCTGAGCCATGCTAGTGCAGTTGTTAAGGTCGTTATAGTTATATTCATCTGAATATAGATAGTTGCTTTTCTTATTACCAAGCCAGTATGTTTTCTTGTCCAAGAACAACTCCTTGCAAATATCATCATAAGTGATAGGCTTGCCTTCCCCTGCATCAGTAGAATTCTCGTCTCCTTCAATCTTCTGACGAACCATCAACTTACCATCCTCAGCGAAGAAGAACTGGAGGTTATCAGGGATAGGGTACTCTACTGCCGAACCATCAGCAGGAATGCGCAACTTAGATAAGGTTGCCTTTCCGTTATTGATGTTGGTAACGTCCTGATTACTGATGCCTTCTGCATGAATATCAGGAGTCTCTTCCTCGGCAATCTCTGCCATCTTCTTGGCAATCATGTCTACACCTTTGCCAACGATTGCTCCGAAAAGCATCTGTGCAAATGGTGGTAACTCTGGGTTGTTGTTGCGCTGACGGCTATTGCGTCTGTTGTTGCGCTTTTCGTTTCTACGTGTCATATCAACTATAATTTTGTAAAATTTTATTAAATTCGTCTTCTGTAACACCATCTGCATAGAGTATCGTGAGGATGGTGTCTAAGACTCTACTATATACTTCATTAAAGGCTGGCTCATCCATCTTTGCGAAGGAGATAGACTTGGCTCTCTCCAAGAACTTCTGTCCGTTTAGGTCGTAAAGCGGTTCGCTGAATCCTGATGTTATAAGAAGCTGCTCACGGAATGTGTCTATAGAACGTAGGTTTGTGCGCTGCTGCTCTGTGAGACAATCCCATGCTGCTCTGATAAGGGAGAAGAACTTTCGGTGAAACTTAATGTTCCTTGGTCGAACTATGTTTGCCTTGATGATGGAACCAACCTTTATCTTTTTCATTTCCTCGTAATCATCATCCGTGTAAGGGCGAAGACCAGTGGAGGTTCTTACTAGATGGATTTCCATATCTTATATATTATTGGTTTGGGGCAGGGAAGGGAAGACCCTGCTGCTGACCACCTACATATTGAGCGTTCTGCTGAATAGGTTGACCGCTTGCGTTAACCTGAGGGGGAAACTGCTGTGTCTGACTCTGTGGTGCTGTCTGCTGTTGTGGGTTATACCCATAAACTGGCTGAGGTGCTGCGCCAACCTGACTATGGACAACCTGACCTTGCGGCTGGTCATTTGGTCGCTCCACCTTCCAACAATCCAACTGATTGAACCAACGTCCTTCCTTTGACTGGCGTGCCTTCAATCCGATGTGGGCGGTGATGATTTCTCCTAACTGAATGCCGAACTGCTGCAACTTGTCTGAGCCATATACCGAGATAACGGCTCTTGAAGGGTACTGCTCGTTCAACTCTTCGATAGTGTATTCACAACTGCTCCATTGTGTTCCTTTTTGACTAGTGCCCATCTGTATTTGTCCTTGGGCAATAATTCTTCCTGTAAATGATATATTCATAATTATTTAAATTAAAGTTTTACTAAAGATATATCCACCTGCTGTCTTTTGTTCACCTAAAATATTGTGTATTATTTTCTTGTAACTTACATTCGTTTCTTTTGAAGCTTCAATAATACTACCAAATGAGGTAATTAATTGTTTATCTAAGCTGTATTGGTAAACTTTAGTTGCATTTGGATTTTCGGAACCTCTTTTTGCTCTTGCTCTATTTGCTAGAGTAATTCGATGCAAAGTTATAGGATTGTTGTTGTTCTCTTTTTGGCTTACCCATCTGAGATTGTTGATATTATTGTTTGTTCTACAACAATCAATATGGTCTATAAAATTCTTGTTTTTTAATTTTGGTAAAAAGGCACAAGCAACTAATCTGTGTAAAGTCTTTTTGACAGCTTTACCATCTTTGCATAAACTTATAGTTATATATCCGTTTCTACTTATAGAACCTTTGAGTATTTTGTATTTGTTTCCTAATGCCGAGTGTGAACCAGACCACTTTGACCTGATTCTTCCTAGGCTACTAACTTGGTATATACCATCGTAACCATCTATATCTTTCCAAATCTCGTTCATGTTAATTAAGTTTGATTCTTATTGACGGCTTGGTGGTCGTTTCCTTTAGATAGTACTCGTAGTGCTCTGGCTCCGTGTCCTTGAACAGCTTCGTGTCGAAGGTCTTCTTGGTGGTAGCTGCAACATAAGAGTAGGAGGCGAACTGAGTCTTGACGGATTTCTGTTTGTTGGCTTCCATCATCTTCATCATCTGCTCCTTCAAATCATCCTGCTTGATTTTCAGGGCATCCATACGAGCGGTTATCAATCTGTACTCCTGCTCTAGTGCTGAGAACTGCTCAGGAACTTCCACCTTATACTGATAGTCTGTATCATCAGCGAGATAAGCGTTGATTAAATCGTCAATCTGATAATCTGCTACCCTAGGTAGCGGCTGGAACTTGCTCTGTCCGTTCTTGAACCACATACAAACAATCTCCTTCACCTTCAAGTCAGGATTCTGCTCCTCGAACCATCTTGCATAGATGGATAGCTGGAGCGATACATTGTCGTAGTGGAGGGTGGCGGTGGTCTTGTAATCTACCAAATAGATGTTGCCTTCATCATCAGCGAAGATACCATCAATAGCAGATGCAAAGTTCTCTCCATCTGTAACGAGATATTCGGATGCGACATAATGTAAACCGAATGAGACTAACATGCTATGGAAGGCTTGAAGCTCTTCTGTAGGGTTCGGGTACTGCTTGATGTCTGCATCGAAGATAGAACAGAAGGTTTCAAAGGTGTTATGGATAAGACCTCCTCGCTCTGCTGCCTTTTTCAGTACTGACTCAGGAATATTCTTGTAGGTATCGGGGAAGGCTTTCTTGATGAGCGTTCCCGTCACACCTTTCAATTCCTTCTTTCCGATGAAGTACTGGTGCGTCTCTTCTATAAATGTGACATTTGGCACATTCAGGCTGATTTTCTTTGTTGTTTCTGTCATATTATTGTAATCCTAATTCTTTCTTCTTAGCTGATACTGCTTGCATGAACTGAGGGTTGACGGTGAGCGGCTTGTATGTTTGAACTACCCATATCAGATTGTCTTTCGTGACACATCTGCTAAGGTATGCCAATCCTTCGTTCAAGTCATTTGTGTGATACTGGGGTGTTGCTGGCTGCTGTACGGCTTGTGCTGCCTGAGCGGTTGGATGCTGAGCCTGTGTTTGCTGCTGCGCTTCCTGATGCTGCCCATCGTTGGTGGTATCAGAATCAGCATTATCATCAATGGCAAAGAGACCGTTGAGAGCATACTTTCGAGCGTAAGAGGATGATGCTCCAGTAATCTGACTGCCATCCATACACTTTTTGGTTTCCTCTTCTCTAGCCCAACCAGTTGTTGTTTCGCACTCGCCCTTCTCGTTCTTGATAGTGGCGGTAGCCTTAACATAAATGCGGTTGCCTACCATCACAATATCATCTGTAATGGTTAGCGTGCATTTCTGCTTGTTTAGCAAAGGCTTGACAGCTTCTAAGATGTCCTCAGCCTTGCGATACTTGTAGCCACCGAATTTGTTGAACTGACTCTTTGGGGCTTTCAGTTCTGACTGAATTGCGATAAGTTCTTTCATATCTTATATGTATTAAGTTGTTATTGATATTTCCATTCATAGCGGCTGCATTTGTAGCCACCATCTGGGTTCTTATTCGGGTTGTCACACATGGTCGAGAAGAGACAATCGTGACAACTATTTGCTTTATATCTCATATTGTATGGTTTAAATGTTCAAATTAAAAACCCCACGATTCTCACGAATGGTGGGGCGAGAGTTTTTTATTTTTGTTTAACCTGAGCGGTCGCTACCGCATCGAAAATGTAATCTGTATGAAATACACTAATATGTCAATATTTGCAATTTCCTTTAGAAAAGGAGGGGCAGTAAAATGAATATGATAAAACCGCCACCTCCGTGGAGCGACATCTATACAATCTTGGCGGATGGTGAATCGCTCCTTGGTTCCCTTCTGCATTTATGAAGGCTTAGGACTCCCAGCACTAGTAATCGCACATATTGTGATATATCTGATTTCTATAAAATAACCAATAACTTGAACCGAATAGAAAGAAAGCGTGCTGGCTGCATTAGAACCGATTTGTAGTTGTGCGCTCCTACCTTTAGATGCTACCTTATTATATAAGGGGCACGGCATCAGGTCTGCTTCTTCACAAGTGAACTCCAAGTTTTTCCAAATTCCACCTATCAGGTGTATGTACTCGCTTGCCACTTCCACGTCTAAGCACCATCTGTGGTTAATGATGCTCCTTTTGGGTACGTGTACCTCTCTAGGAAGGTTTATCCTATCCGATATAAAGCCTTGGAATCGGGCTATATAGGGCGCAAGGTGGGAATCGAACCCACGACCTTGAAGGGGGAGAAACCTTCATACTCTACCAACTGAGTTACTTGCGCTGGGTAAAAAACTTAAAACATGTAAAATTATAACGACTAAAGTTATAGTGGAGACTGGGAGTAGCAAACTCCAAAAAACCTCTGCTCTTTGCTGAATAAGAACCATTATAAGACTTAACACATTAATAATTTAATACTAAATTTAATGAGGTTCAATCTCCATATATCTTACTTGCCTACCTCCTTGAAGTAGGAGTGGATTTCCTTAACGGCAACAGCGAAACCGATTACGCTGGCTACCAACATTACATCTGCTATCATAAGTTTATCTGTTTAATGGGTTACACAATAGGCTGCTGCCTCTGATTTCAACTCAGCCATGCTCTTTCTGCGGTTCTGAGTCATCCACTCTTCCAACTCACTCTTCTTAAAGTAGAGTCGGTTCACATTTGGTTTATAGCAAGGAATGATGCGGTTCCTGACGTTCTCTCTCACTCCTCTAACCGTCATACCAAGAATGATTGCAGCTTCATTAATGTTGAGCACATTCTTTGCAGCTATGAGCGAATACTGCTCTATGCGGTCTAGCTGCTCTTTAATCTCTGGGTCTACCATAATTATACCTCCTTTTTAATAGAACATGACCTTATCGGTCTCAACTCCTCCGAACTCATTCAGGGCATCATGCCTGATGCTTTCGGATTGCTTGCTCTGACTTCTAAATGCAAGAGCGTTGAAGATTGTTTCTCTACAGCAACCATATCGCTCAGCAAGTTTTTTTCGTCCTTCAAGCGAAACTTTGATAATTTTTATCTTTTTTACTTGCATATCTTAATTTTTTATTGTACTTTTGCTTCTAACAATTAAGCAACTTGTTGTTTACGAGTGCAAAGGTACTCTTTTCCGAGTAAACTACCAAACATTTTCTCGAAAAAGATTAATCCTTTAAGATTAATTAGTTAACATTTATAAATGTAAAATGTATGGAAGTAACTATTTACCAGAGAGTTAAGTTAGTTTTAGAGAATAAATCTATTTCCGTTAATGCTCTCTCTAAACAGATTAATGTGGCGCAAGCTACTTTAAATCCTCAATTAAGAGGTGATAGAACTTTAGCTGCCAATATCGTAGAGAAGATATTGACTGCCTTTCCTGACGTGTCTGCTGAATGGTTGATGCGTGGGATAGGTACTATGTATAGTAACCAAGATGCAGATGATTCTTCTTATATGGTTGCTGAGACTCCTCATCATGAAGAACCTAAGATAGAAGAGTCTCATCAGGATGATTCTGTCTGGAAGGCAAAGTACGAAGAGTTAGAGAAACGCTATGACCAGCTATTGTCTATCTTGGGCGGTGGCATGAGACAATCAAATGTCGGATAATTAAAATGTGGTGGGTATGAAGTATTGTGCATATCTTTTTATTGTTCTTTTTACTCTTTGTTCTTGTGGAGACGAATATTTGAGAAAAAGAGTCAATACTTTAGAAAAGGAAGTTGATACCCTTAGAAATGAGATAGCCATATACAAGGGAATGGAGAGGGACGTTAGGTCTAGAGATTTAGATGATTTGGTTTTTTATATCTCTTCAAATCCTAAATATTACCATTATTATTCTGATTGTGCAGGGCTTACGGTTGGAAGTGGTAAGGTTGAATCTATAAGATTAGAAGAAGCTATAGATAAAGGTAAGGTTTCTTGCTCTATTTGTGATGAAAACAAACAAATTTATTATAATCACAAAGAAGAATCAGAATCAGTATATATATGTACTGGCGAAACTTCGACCAAGTATCATAGCGACCCTGACTGCCGTGGCCTCTCTCGCTGCTCAGGAGAAATTGAAGAGGTAAGTGAGGAGGAAGCTGAGGATATGGGCAGAACTCCTTGCAAGATATGTTATTAAATTAAAATATATATAGTATGAAGAACTTTGTTTATTATTCGGTATTGGTAGCGACATTCTTTGTCTTATGGGCAATCATGGTTACTATCTTCGTTGTGATGGAAAATTTTGGTTTTAAGGCTGGACCAGTACTTTTCTGTGTGGCTTTCGCCATCATCTTTGGAATTATAGGAGCAATGAAACCTTGGCTAAAGAAGAAGCTCGATAAGAAATATGGTAAGTGAGAAAAATAATTTTCCCTAACTAGGAAAAAATATTTTCCCAACTAGAAAAATAAAAATCTCTGCAAGGCTGGCTACCTTACAGAGATTTTTTTATTCCTTATCGAAGAACTTATCAATCAGCCCCATCGCTTCATCCTTCTTCTTATCCACAATCTTAGCATATATCTCGGTAGTGGATATTCGGGAGTGACCGAGCAGCTTGCTTGTGGTGTAGATGTCGGCTCCAAGCGTGAGCATCATGGTGGCGAAGGTGTGCCGAGCGGTATGGAAGGATATGTTCTTCTTGATTCCTGCTGCCTTCGCCCATACCTTAATATGATAGTTGATGTTCGGCTGCTGGCATAGTTCGTAGAATACCAGTTCGTCTTCCGTCTTTTCAGGCAACCATTTCATCGCTTCGTTGGATAGCTGATAGCTGACTACTCGCTGAGTCTTCTCCATCGTCTTGGTCAGGCGGTAGGATGATGTTCCGTCAGGATTCTTCACCTCTTCAATATCGCTCCATTTCAGCTTCCTGATGTCCGAGATACGAAGACCCGAAAAGCATGAGAACATGAATGCTTGCTTGGTATGCTGGCTGTAGCATTCCGTTGCAGCCAGTTTCTTCACCTCCTCAATATCAAGGTATACTCGTTCGCTTTCGGGAGACCCGAACTTATAGCTATGGTCTATGAGCGATAGGGGATTCATCTGAATGATGCCATCACGGACAGCCTGATTCAGAACCGTACCAAAGCAAGTAAGGTACACCTTCTTGGTTACTTCGCTGAACGGTTGCCCGCCTCTCTTGGTGGCAGTTCTCAGATACTCTATCCACTTCATGCAAAACTTCTTGTCTATGTCAACCATCTTGGTAGACTCGCCACAGAACTTGATGATGTGCTTCTTCACATTCTCAATGGTCTTGCTGGATTCATCCGACCTACTTGCCTTCTGCTTGGCAACCTTCACGATGTCTAGCCATTCTATCAAGCGCATGTTCTTGTTACTGCTGAATACTCCTGCCTTTCTGTTCTTCAAGTCGAGAATCCTCTGAGCCTTGATGATATTCGCACTAGCCATTGTCTCAGCATTCTTCTCCCTCGCCTTCGCTCTTTCTCTGCCAACCTCTGGGATGAGGTATAGCTTTAGAAATTCATAACTTCTCTTTCCGTCCATATAGATGTCCAGATAGATGCTCTTGTTTCCGTTGGCAAGTTCTTTGAATCTGATAGTGACTGGCTCCTTGTCGATTGTTTTCTTCCTTCCCATAAGCCTACATTTATAAATCTGCTGCAAAGATAAGCAATTTTTTTGTTACTCGCAAATTTTCAGTAACAAAATAGTAACAAAACTACAACATACCTATTGTATACCTACATGTCAGGTATTATACGGATAATTATTTTCTGTACAAATAAGGTGCTGATAACTAAGCGGATAGGTATACATTTGATATACAAAAGGAGTACTTTCACAAGCACCCCTTTTCATATTATACAAAAACATTATGAATTATTTCTATTAGCGAACAAGATTTTAATTTCTATCTTTGTCTCAATTATCTAAAAGTTTCAAACGTTCACCAGAATTGCTTTTGGCAAGGGGCAATTCCTACTCGTAGGATAACCTCAGTTCTGATGTTTATCATTTACGGTTGCAAAGGTACGAAGATTTTTATAATTGTGCAATACCGAAAAATGGGGGTTTTGATGAATACCTAGAAATGAGGAATGAAAATGGGGGGAGAGTAGATATGAAAAAAGGAAGTCCTTATTGAAGAACTTCCTTTTTTATGAGGTGTCTAGCGGAGTCGAACCGCTCTACACGGTTTTGCAGACCGTTACCTAACCGCTCGGTTAAGACACCTTGTGTAGAATAATCATTTCTGATTTGCGAGTGCAAAGGTACTACTTTTTATTGGTTCTACCAAATTTTTATGCAACTTTTTTAATTAAAACAATCACTTTCTTTGTATCTTGCTCATAATGAACGGGTTCTGAAATGCTTTATTTTTTGTCTGGTTTCCTCGCTGCATGACAGTAAAAGTAGTTTTAGCAGCTCTTTTTATGAGAGCTACTCTTGTTCTTTCCGTTGAGTAGCCTCTTTCTTTTTGTTCTTTTGGCATTTCTTAACGAATGGGCAACCTGAACATTGATAGTTTTTACACTCTCGTGCTTGTTTGATGGAGCTGTAGATACAAAGGGCGGCATACGTGACGCATGCCGCCAATATGATTGCTATGATGATATACTGTATCATAAGCATAGGTAAATTAACATAATACTAACCTACTGCGTTATAACCATTGGTTGAGTTTTTGCGCATGATGTCGCGGATGTTCATCTCCTTGAAACCCTCTGCGCGTTTCTGCTCTTCAAGCTCTTTCTCTTCCTCGATGTCCTTTTCTGAACGGGTGAAAGTGAAAGCCTTGTACTTAAATTCTGCAATCGCCCAACCTACGAGGCCCACAGCGATCAATGCAACAAATCCAATTAATGCGTTCATTTCTCTTTATATTATAATAATGTATAAACTGAATTAATAATCATCGTCGGCTACGTCTTCTGCATCATCAAGACCGAGGTTCTCCGGGTCTTCGAAGGTAGTACGGTAGCTTTCCTCAGTAAGCTTGTCGTCATCGAATGCATCGTCATCCTCATCTGGATCGTTGTAGTGATCCTCGATTTCT